CATGGATTTTGGTTAGAGACACTGTAAATAATACACAAATTTACATTCCACCAACAAATGAAGTATGTAGAAACTTAGCATTAACTGATAATATCTCATTCCCATGGTTCGCAACTGCGGGTTATACAAGAGGTTTAGTAAATGCTATCAAAGCACGTAAGAAACTTACACAAGAAGATAGAGATACTTTATACCAAGGTAGAATTAACCCAATCGCAACATTCTCTGATGTTGGAACAGTAATTTGGGGTAATAAAACTTTACAAATTGCTGACACAGCGTTGAACAGAATTAACGTAAGAAGATTGTTATTACAAGCTCGTAAGTTAATTTCAGCAGTAGCTGTAAGATTGTTGTTTGAACAAAATGACGCTAAAGTTAGACAAGACTTCTTGGATTCAGTTAACCCAATCTTAGATGCTATCAGAAGAGATAGAGGTTTATATGATTTCAGAGTAACGGTAAGTAATTCACCTGAAGATTTGGATAGAAATACTATGACAGGTAAAATTTACTTGAAACCAACTAAGGCACTTGAATTCATTGATATTGAATTCTTGATTACCCCAACTGGAGCTTCATTTGAAAACATTTAATAATTATGGTGGGGAGAAATCCCCACCTTTAGCCATTTTTTATACATGAAAAGAAATTTAATTGAGGGATTTGATGATGTAGGAACACCAGATTTAAAGTATTACGCTTTTGATTGGGACGATAATATTATGTTTATGCCAACCAAGATTATTGTTTTAGATGAAAATAATAATGAAGTTGGTATGTCGACAGAAGATTTTGCAGAATATAGAAGTAAAATTGGTAAAGAACCATTTGACTATAAAGGTGTTAAAGTTGTTGGTTTTGCCGAAGACCCGTTTAGAAATTTCAGAACTTTAGGGGACAAACAATTTTTAATCGATTCAATGAGAGCAAAGGCGGGACCGGCTTGGCCAGATTTTGTCGAAGCAATCAATAACGGTTCAATCTTTTCAATTATTACTGCAAGAGGTCACCATCCAAACACATTAAAAGAGGCTGTTTACAATTTAATTGTGTCAGACCATATGGGTATCAATAAAGACTTATTAGTTAGAAATCTTAGAAAATACCGTGACATTCACGATATGGAAGATAAGAGTGATGCCGAACTGATTAAAGAATATTTAGAATTAAACAAATATTACCCCGTATCTTACGGTACTGATGCGGGAGCCGCCAGTCCTGAGGAATTAAAAGTTAGTGCAATGAAAGAATTTATTTCTTATGTTAAAACTCAAGCTAAAGAACTAGGGAAAAAATTATACATTAAAGATGATGTAAGAAATAAATTTGTACCTAGTATTGGATTTTCAGATGATGATATAAGAAATGTAGAAGTTATGAAGAAACATTTTGAAGATGAACCATCATTACAAACTTACTCTACAGCAGGAGGAACTAAAACTAGATTCTAAGGGAGAATAAACTTTTCAAAAACAAAGTAAATACAAAAATTTTCAAATAGGAAGTATTTATAGTGAAATAAATAAAACAACTAATAAAAGAAAAAATATACCATGGCTGATTTATTGATGAAAATGCCGGTTCCGTATGAACCAAAAAGAGCGAATCGATTTATTTTAAGATTTGACACCACATTGGGTATTAACGAATGGTTTGTAGAATCATCAGGTAGACCCAATATTGATATTAACCCAGTAGAAATCCAATTTTTAAATACATCAACTTTTGTTGCTGGTAGATTTAAATGGAATGCTATAAATGTGAAATTCCGTGACCCAATTGGTCCATCAGCAACACAAGCATTGATGGAATGGGTTCGTCTACACGCAGAATCTGTAACTGGTCGTATGGGATACGCTGCAGGTTACAAGAAAAATGTTGACTTAGAAATGTTAGACCCAACAGGTGTTGTTGTAGAAAAATGGATTTTAGAAGGATGTATGATTACTAAAGTGGCTTGGGACCAAGTTTCTTACAGTGATGACAAATTAGCAGGACTTGAAGCAACATTGCAGATGGACCGTTGTATCTTAGTTTACTAATATAGTATTTACTTTTTATTGATAAATAAATTTTGTTAGGTATATTTAAACACAGGGGCTAATCCCTGTGTTTTTTTTTATGGAAGATAATGTATTAGAATATGGTCAAAAAGATTTCTCGTTACCGCACGATGTGGTAAAATTACCATCAGGTGGTAAATTTTATAAAAACAAAAAAAAATCTGTTAAAGTTGGTTATCTAACTGCCGCGGATGAAAACATTATCTTATCTACCAATTCAGATAATATTGTAATGTCATTGGTTCGACAAAAATTATATGAACCTGATTTAAAACCTGAGGAAATGTTAAATGGTGATATTGAAGCCATTTTAATATTTTTAAGAAACACATCATTTGGACCCGAATATAATGTTCAACTTGTAGACCCTGTAACAGGAAAAAAATTCGCATCTGTAATTAAATTAGATGAATTAGATTTCAAAAAAACTGAGACTGAACCAAATGAAGATGGTACTTTTAATACTACTTTACCTAAATCTAATGTAAAAGTTGTTTTAAAACCATTAACATATCAAGAGATGGCTCAAATCAATAAAGATGCTGAAATGTATCCCGCCGGTAGAGTTGCTCCAAGAATCCAATGGAAATTACAAAAACAAATTGTTTCGGTTAATGGTGATAGTGACAAATCAACAATTGTAAAATTTGTTGAGGGTCTTCCAATTATGGATTCAAAATACATTAGAAATTTCATTGATGAAAATGAACCAAGGTTAGATTTAGCCAAAACTGTTATTGCCCCGTCAGGAGAAAAGGTAGATGTGAACATCGCCTTCGGGGTAGAATTTTTTCGGCCTTTCTTCTGATTACTCAAGATACCAATTAGACGAATTTTACCTTTTAGCTCGAGACCTTCACATGTCTTGGGGTGATTATTTAACTATGCCAACATACGCTAGACGATATTTAATTGACAAAATAGTTGAAAGTCACAAAAAACCTTAAGTAATTCTATTTATTGTAAGGTTTTAAATAAAAATGCAGACAAATCCAACACCCAATCAAAATCAAAACCAACCTCCTGACCAAGCAAATTTAATTGAGAAGGGGTTATCTAAAGTTGATGACTTTAACTCAAGGGTAAAGTCAGCTATAGATATTTTAATTGTTAGAACTCAACAATCGTCTGCGGAAATTGCGGGGTTATTTGGTACTACACAACAAGCTGTAAGGGGTATTAGAGAAGAAATTGCGGTTGCAACACCTAGAATTATTGAATTAGGTGGTTCAACACAAGACGTTCTAAATATTCAAAGAGATATTGCACAAAATTTAAATACAAATGTAATAACTTTAGGAGAAACAACCTCAGATTTATTCACCGCAGCTAAAGCTGTAGGATTATCAAGTGAGAATGTTGGTGAGTTAGTGTCAGGATTTCGTGATGCTGGTATTGAAAGTGCTTTTATTAGAGATAGAATACAAGACAGTGTTGACATTGCAAGAGCTGTTGGTGTTAATACTGGTGCTGTATTTAAAGGTGTTCAAAGTAATTTATCTAAGATAAATGAATTTGGATTCCAAAATGGGGTACAAGGATTAGCAAAAATGTCCGCACAAGCTGCTGGTCTTAGAATCAGTATGGATAATGTATTCAGATTTGCCGACAAAGTTTTTGACCCTGAAGGTGCTACTGACATGGTTGCCGCTTTCCAAAGATTAGGTGTTGCTGCGGGTGATTTAGCAGACCCATTTAGGTTAATGTATTTGGCTTCTGAAGATGTTGGAGAACTACAAAATCAAGTGGTTCAAATGACAGAGAAGTTTACATATTTTGATGAAAAATCAAAAGAATTTAAAGTATTTCCAAACGCAAAAAGGGATTTAAGAGAATTGGCAACTCAAATGGGTTTAAGTTATGATGAGTTGGTTAAAATGTCGATAGGTCAACAAAAGTTGAACGCCATTCAAAAAGATTTTAAATTTGCCGGAATTGATGAAGAATCAAAACAATTTATCGCTAATGTTGCATATCTAAATAAAGAAGGGGCTTACGAAGTTAAATTGGAAACTGGTGAAACAAAATTAGTTTCTGAATTAAGTAACGAAGACGTTCAAAAACTTACCGAAGAACCTGCTACTTTAGAAGATATTGCCAAAGCTCAATTAACAAACTCAGAATTACAAATCTCAGCGCTAAATTCAATCGCCTTTAAACTTGGTGCGGTACCTGCTGGTGCTAGAATTACCGGTGATTTAAATGAGATACTAAGAGCATCAGTCCAAGGGATATCTCAAGAGGGTTTGGGATTACTTCCTGATGTTAGAACAGGTATAGACCGAGTAAACAATGTTGGTGATGCTGCGGCAGTTGCAATTACAAAACTTATATCTGGTGAGGGTAGTTTAGAAGACTTAGGTAATATTGTTGGTGTAACAACAAAAGAATTAGGTGAGGGATTAAGTGGGTTAAGCAAACAAATAAGTGAACTAGACTTAGGTGAATCAATTTCCAAGTATATAAATGAGAATAATAAGTTGTTTGAAACTCTTTCTGCTGGTACAAAAAAATTAACAGAGACGGCATTAACAACTGTAACACCCGTATTATCACCCGAAGGTGCTAAACCAATTATTAACGCACCAACAACCCAACAAAATTTAATTGTTAACCCAATACAACACCAAGGAACTATTAAAGTTGAAGTAACAACACCTGCCGGCACAACACAAACACTTACAGACTCCCAAG